TTGCACTCGTCCAACTGCCGTGCTGACCATCGCGATTACCTGATGAACAGCAAGCGCAAGTGTAAGCCGAAGCCGAAGCCGCGATGAGCTACATCACTTATCTCGATCTCGTCATTGAATTTGGCGAGGACGAGATTATCGCAATCAGTGACCGGGATCGGGATGGAACTCCTGATTCTGGTGTGATTGCCGAGTCGATTGATTTTGCCGGTTCCCACATTGATAGTTATCTGCGTGGGAAGTACACCGTCCCTCTGGCGGTGTGTCCGAGTAATCTCAAGAGTTTCGCGTGTGACTTTGCTCGGTATCGTCTCTATCAGGATCAGCCGACACAGTTAGTGATTGAACGCTATAACGCCGGTTGCTTCTATCTGAAGGATGTGGCGCGTGGCTTGGTCAACCTCGATATTGTTGAAGACGACAGCGCGGCAATCGCGTATTCGCAACCAACGCAAATCTTTACTCGTTTGGTGTGGTGATGACGATAGCACCTTATCAGTTAGAGAAGATGGTCTACGACCGTCTGATCACTCAATTAGCAGACTTGAATCTGTTGATTGGGACTGCAAACGAGATCGGTACTATGCCCAAGCAGTTTCCACGGGCAGTATTCGTGATTCCGGCGCAACTTGAGATTAGCGAGCAACGAAGGAATCAAGTCGCGTTGCGTGAGTCGGTGAATGTGGTGAGTGTGGCGCGTAATGCGGCAACTCAGTTGACGGGCGATGCTTCACGAGAAGATATTAGCCCGGTCTTGGTGCGAGTGATTAACTGTCTGCTCGGTTGGATTCCAGAGTCAGGTTATGAAGCCTTGACGATGGTCAATGCGCCGAATGCTGAACATGATGCGGGATTTGGGTATTACCCACTCGCTTTTGAAACACGGTATGTTATTTCAGGAGTTTCCTAATGTCTGGTCTAATTTGTGCTGGTAATGTGTACTTGGATTTGTTTGTCTCTGGTTTGGCGACGGGTATGGTCGGGCCAATCAATGCAACCAAGTTTGCGGTGAGTCCGGGTAAAGCCGATTCACTGGATCGTATCTCGTATATGCGTGATACCTTTGGTCAGGCGCTTGACTCGGTGATTTTTCCCGGCGTCTCGTCACTGTCGATTGAAACCGACGATGCTGGTGCTGAAGTCCTCCAGTATGCGCTGTTGGGCAGTCTGACTGACTTGAGTGTGGCATCGGGTTCAGTGCTGGTTGGTTCGCCTGAAACTCTGACTGCTCGTTTGGGTAAGTGGGTCAAGCTGGCTCATCGGAACGTCGGTTCTGTAGTGATTAAAGATGTTGATGATACACCGACCTACACTGCCGGTACGGATTATCTGCTGGATGCGACGGCGGGTATGGTGAAGTTCCTGTCTACGGGTCTGGTCACTGATGGTCAGAGCGTGAAAGCGAGTTATACCTACGGTCTGTTGAATGGTAAGCAGATTATCGCTGCGACCGAGACTGAAATTCGGGCGATGGTGCGTCTGGATGGAACCAACCTCGCCAATCAGAAGAAAGTCGAAATCATTTGTCACGAAGCGGTGTTGGTGCCGAGCGGTGAATTGGATTTGATGGGCAAGAAGTTTGTGTCCTTCAGCCTGAGTGGGACGCTGGTGACTCCGAGTGGGCAGACCGGGCCGTTCCTCTACAATGAGATCGCATGAGTAATTATCGTTGAACATAACGAGAGGGCAGTCATTGTGATTGCCTTTTTGTTTAGGTGAGCTATGGCAAACATTGTCTTAGATGGGATTACGCTACCTGGTGACCTCTTGTGGGAAGATGAGTTCCAGTGGGTTCCGGTCGCTCGTTCTGCTGAATACACGCTCACAGGCTCTCTCGTCATTGAAGAATCCATCAAACAAGCCGGTCGTCCGATCACGCTCGTTGCTAAGAGTGAGTTTCTTGGGGCAATCTGGCTGTCTCGTGCGACCGTCAAAGCTCTTTATGCCAAAGCCTCTAAAGTCGGCAAGGTGATGAATCTGACCTTGTCGGATGGAAGAACATTTTCTGTACGCTTCAAAGAAAATGGAGTTACGGCTGATCCGGTTTATCATATCGGCGATCATCTCGATGGTGATCGGTATTACCTCAAGATTCAACTGTTGGTGAATTAAGATGGCTGATAGCAATCTCGAACTAGCATTAAAAGTCAAGGCAGTTTTTGAGGGGCAACAGGCACTCACTGACTTGACTCGTGGTTTTGTAGATGTTAATAGTAAAATCGAGACTCTGGTTCGTGGACTAACTGCAATATCAGGTTCAACGGAGGAAGCAGCCAAGGAGTTTGCTTATATTCAAGGAATTGCTGACAAGTTTGGATTAAGAATACTCGATCTTTCCGACAATTATGTTAAGTTTGCAGCGAGCGCAAAAGGAACCGCTCTTGAAGGAGAGTCTGCTAGGAAGGTATTTGAGTCCGTCGCTTCTGCGATGGCAGTATTAGGTGGAGATACAGTCACTACTCATCGTGCCTTTACTGCGCTTTCGCAAGTAATGAGCAAGGGTCAAGTCTACGCCGAAGAACTCAAGGGCCAGTTAGCCGAGGCAATTCCAGGCGCAATTCAAATTATGTCGAGAGCGTTGAATATAGGAGCCAACGATCTTAATAAGTTAATGAAGTCTGGTCAATTAAGCTCAGAAGTCTTATTACCATTTGCAGTTCAGTTAGAAAAAGAGTACGGAAAACTATCTTCTGGATCATCTACATTTAATCAAGAGATCAGTCGTCTTAAAAATACGATGACTGGCGTTGCGATTGAGTTTGAAAAGTCAACAGGTGCGTTTGCTGCGTTAAAAACAGCGATTGCTTGGTTAGCTGATAATGGAAAGTTAATCGGAGACACAATCAATACTGGATTGGTTGTGTCAATGGCAAAGTTGGCTCAGTCTACTATTTCAGTCACTGCTGCAACTTACGAGAATGTTAGAGCCTCCATTGCGAATCAAGCGTCGTTAAAAGCGACTACGGCTGATGCAGCTAATACGGCTGCCGCACAGGAGTTTCTAGCCAGAGCCAATCTGAGTCGAGCGCAATCTGAGTTAGCCAGCGCACAAGGCGCGTTGAGAACGGCAGAAGCAAATGTAGCCTCTGCTAGAACTGCTAATGCAGCGGCTATTGCAGCGGCACAACTTCGTGCGGCACAAGAAGGCGTTGCTGCGGCGACGGTTCGTGCTGCGGCGGCGAATGCTGCGGTTACAGAATCGACGATAGCCGCTACGGCTGCTCAAAAGGCAGCGACGGCAGCAGCAAGCGCATGGAGTCGCGCCATGAGCTTCTTGATGGGGCCGGGAGGATTGATTCTCGCTGGTGTTGCTGCGCTGACATATTTCATAACTACATCTAAGAATGCTACAGCTTCTACTGAAGACCTTGCGGCAAGCACTGAGGATTATGCAAAGAAACTTGCGCTCATGTCGGACAGTCAGCGCAAAGCCGCCGAGGCATCCATATCTAATTCATTAGACGATCAAAGAGACAGTGTCAATAGTCTTGCCGAAGAGGTTGAATACCTAACAAGAAAGATGAATGAAGGTCACGAAACTATTAGCGGCAATGTGCTTGCTGGTGACTTTAGATTATTTATTGATGTTGCTAATGAGCTTGCTATTAAGCGTGGACTGCTTGATGAAGAGACTGCAAAGCTAACAGTAACGGAAGAAAAGCTCGCATTAGCAATGGATCGCTCTGGCGTCTCTAATGAAGAATCAAATCGCAGATTAGGAGAATCAGCCGAAGCTATAAAAACAAAAGTTGGAAAGTTACTTGAACTAAGTAAAGCTATAGATGATTCTGAGTCTTCGTTAAAGCAAAGTATTATTCAGCAAGAAATCGAGATTGCTGCAATTAAGAAGAGCGCCGATATGTATGCGCTCAAAGCAAAGCTGTCGGAAGACGCATTAGATCAGAAGAATGCAGAAATAAATCTATCCAAAGTTTCTGTAGATTCCGCTAACTCAGAAATGAGTGTGCAGTTAAAACGACTTGAGGTAGAGCAGAATCGTTTGGCGCTTATGCGTGAGAATGCTGCCGCATCAACGCTTAATATCGAAAAAGTTAATAAAGAGATAGCTAGTCAAGAATTAGTTATTTCAGGTATTGAGAAAGAGGTTGCTGCGCGTCAGTTTTTGATTGACAAGGCCGAAATAGAAGCTGCTGCGGTTATTGGCGCAAGCAAAGTTATTATTGATTCAATTCAAAAGCAGAATGACGCCGAAGGAAGTGTTCGTCAACAACGTCAATTAACGATTGACCAAATTGATAGTTATAAGAAGTCTCTTGATGATGTCACGCTTTCGCACAAAGAAGGACTGGCTACAGACGCACAGTTAATCGAAGCGCAATTATCTTACAATCAAGCATTGTCGCAGTATATTGAGCAAGAAGACCAATACATTTCTTCAATGGAGTCTCGGAATAAAACAGAACAAGACTCATTAGCTATCAGTGTAGAATCTCTCAGGATTCAATCTGAGCAAGCCGCAGCAAACAAAGATGCTATCGAGAGTTCTAATCTTCTTATATCAGCCAATCAGCTTGAGATCGAAAACTCAAAACGATTGATTGAGATGAGAAATGAAGAGCGTGATGCGCTTGAATTGAAACTAGAGGCAACGATCCGACAAGCTGAAGCCGATGGAGTTATTCTTACTAATGAAGCAGCAAAGATTGACATCATTCGCAATCTTATTGCAGAAAAAGAAAATGAAATAGCTGTAATCAATAATACCATTACCTCTAAACAACTAGAGTCTGACATTATTGCAGATTCCATTGAGCAACAATCCAAGGAGAACGAGGAAAGGAGAGTTAATGAAGAACAGTTGCTCACCACTCAAGAAGCGTTACTTAAATCTCAGTTAGCCCGAAAAGCTGAACTTGATGCCATTGCAGCACAGGTCGATGCGCTTAAAGAAGAGTCTTCAGTTCGTTCAGCAATGGAATCTCTCTATCAACGCACTTTGGCCGCACAAGTCACTATCGTTTCATCCATGAAGTCTGTTGCCGATGCGCGAAAAGACTCTATTGAGTCAGAACGTCTTAGCATCGATCTAACTGAGTTAAGCACGAAGGCGGCTCAGGCTTCAGCCGACGAGAAAAGAGCGCAGGCTGAATCCGTACTAAAATTGGCAGATGCTCAGGAGTTTCAGCTTGAAACTGAAGGACTGTTGACCGAATCCGCGCAAAATCAAATAAATGTTTCACGCGAGTCTGCTAATGTTCTTCTACAAGAAGCAGATGCGATTGAATCCAAAATCGCAATGTCGAAAGATATTGTCGAGATTGAGAAAGAAAATGCGCTTGCAATACAGCAAACCCTTGAGATTGAAAAGGCACGTATTGCCTTAGTTGCAGATCGTGAAGCTGCGGTTGAACTTGTAAAGCGTGAAGCCTCTGAACAAGAATCGTTAAATGAGATTCAGAGACAATCTCTTTCTGTTGAGCAACTACTACTAAATGCAAAATTAGAGTTAGCAGAAGCTACTGGCGATGAAGTTGAGATTGAGTCGGCAAGGAATGAAGTTATTGAGAATGGGTTAGCTATTCAAGAGCAGGTTGTTGATTCAAAACTCAGTCAGGTTAGGTCTATTGAGCAACTTATTTCAGCACTTAATGATCAATACTATATTGATGGTGAGATAAGCGCCAAAGAACAACAAAGTTTAGACGATCTTGCTCGCAAGATAGAGCTTCTGAATATCGAAATTACATCTATAGAAAGCGTTGCTGAAGTTGAAGCTAAAAAAGCAGAAGTTATCTCTGAATCAATTTTATTGATGGAGGAAGAAGCAAATGCTGCAAAGAAACTTAATGAAATAGAGCAGGAAAGAAAAGATATATTTAATGAAGAGCTTGCTTCTCGACAAGCGCAGATAGACTCAATAGAGTTACAAAGCGTAGCGACAAATACTCTAATCGATTTGCAAGGCAGAAAGCTCAATGCAGATCAACAACAAATTGAGGCTATAAAGTCTGTTGCTGTTGCTTTACAAGACAAAAATAATATTGAAGAACAATCTATTGCGCTTCTTAACAATTATATCGAACAATCCGATTTAGAGATCGCAAAACTTAGAGAACAGGCAGAATCCACTCTTAATTTGGCCGACGCAAAAGAAAACGAGTTAAGTTTTAGGGGTCTTCTTAATGAAGAGAATATAAGAAGTCTTGAGTTACAAAGATTATCCGCTGAAGTTTTATTACAAGAAGCTGATGCGCTAGAATCAAAACAAAGCGCGATGCTTGAAGTAATGGAGATAGAGCGATCTCGCGCAGAGTCCGTGTCTGAGGCTAAAAAGCTGGAGTTGGCCGCTACTGAAGAGCTAAAACAAGCAGAATCAGAACGTCTTGCCGTTATAGAAGAAGAGAATAGAGTAACAAAAGAGCGTGTTGCTTTATTTGAGCAGTTTAATTTATTGATCGAATCCATCAAGGATGAGAATAAATATAGGACTGAGTTATTTCAAATACAACAATCTTCGCTCGAACTCGATAAGTCATTATTGGAGGCTAAGTTAAGCCTTGCCGAAGCGAGCAATAAAGAGAACGATGCTGAAAAATTAAGAATAGAGTTATCTGAACTCAATCTTGACTTGTCTAACAATGTTGTTGAATCGAAACGTAGAGAGGCGGATTATACGAAGAGTCTTGTTGATATTCTTAATGACCAATTTTTAATTGACGGTGAAATAACCGATCAAGAAAAGTCTGCGCTTTCTGTTCTTGAAGGTAAAATAGATTTACTTGAAAAGGAAGCTAATACAATAGAGCAGACTATTGCGATCACTGAAAAGATAAAAGAAGCTAATTTATCTGCTATCGAAATAAAAGATCGTGAGATTGCCGCTCTTAAAGAATCGAATGATATTCGTCAAGCAGAGGTAGACTCTATAAATAATAGAGTCTCTTCTATTAAAGAAGAAATGGCTTTGTTGGATGAGTCTGTGTCATTAAAACAAAAGTCGTTATCAATAGAGTCTGGAGTTCTTGACGCAATCAATAAAGTAGCTGTCGCTAGAAATGACGGTAACGAGGTTATTGATAATTCCATAAAACAAGAGCAGATTTTAATAGATAGTTCAGAGTTATTGGTTTCTGCAAAGCGTAGTGAAGCTGAACAAATCAGAGATTTGGCTGACGCTACAGAACAACAACTGCTTATTAGTGGTGAATTAACTTATCAGCAAATAACTAATCTCGAATTACAGAGGGAGTCTGCCGATATTCTTGATAAGGAGGCTTCAGCAATAGAATATAAGTTATCACTCAACGAAGAATTATTGCAGGCAGAACAAGAACAAAAGATTATTTTAGAAGAGAGTGCTGCTGCAACTAAGGCATTGGCAGACGCAGAGAACGAACGTCTCGCAAAAATAAACGAATTACAAAACATTGTTGATATTCTTCAGAAAGAATCTGATATTCGTAAAGACCTTAGCTCTATAGCTCGTGATTCGTTAGCTATAGATATTGATGTACTTAATTCAAAACTTGAATTAGCGAAAGCTAATCAAGACAATAATGCTGCACTGGAGATTCAGTTAGAGATTGATGAGAAGTCAATGTTGCTATCGAAGAATCTTTCTGCTTCAAAGAGCGAAGAGGCTTCGGCAATACGCGAAAAAGCAAATGCGTTGCTAGAACAATACGAGGCGAGCGGTCAACTTAATGAGCAAACTGAAGCATCTATTGATGTGATGTTGCGTCGAGCAGACTTGCTCGATAAAGAAGCTGAGTCTATCTCGATACAAAAACAACTAACTATCGAATCGGCGGAGGCTGTTAATACTTCAAAGCAAGCATCTATCGAGATGCAGGCTGTAGAAAAAGAACGTCTTGATGTTCTTCGCCAAACTGAAGAGGCTATTAAGTTAGAACAAGCATCGCTAGAATCAGTTACTCAATCTTTCGTTGACTTGTCGAATGCAGAACAAGCTGAGATAGAGTTAAGCAAGGAGTCGCTAAATAATATAAAGTCTTATAATGATCAGTTAAAATCAAAACTATCTATTGTTTCCGAGAACGCGGAACTTACTCGTCAATCTACTTTAGATGACGCTGCTCATCGTGAGTCTATTGGTCAATCCGAGCGGGCCTCGTTACTTTATAGAGATGCGATTAAGTCGTATTCCGACTCATTGAGTGATGCTGGCAATGCACTTCAAGCAAATCTTGTATCTCTTGAGTCAGAGCGTGATGCTCTTGAGGATGTTAAGGATTCACTAGAAGAGCGATTAGCTACAGAGAGGCGTATTGCTTCTCAACTTTTAATCAAATCTGGATTTGTTGGAGAACTCAATGATGCAGAACAAAAACAACTTGAGCTATCACTCCAAACTATATCCTCTCTTAATGACCAAATCGAATCCACTGATAATCTTATCTCTTCTAAAAAGATTGAAATAAGCAATAATGAATTGTTGATTGAGTCCAACACAAGGTTGGCTGCTTCGTACAAAGAACTCGGAATTTCAGCGCCAGAGTCATTTGCGAATATAGCTATTAAAGCAAAAGCGGCTTATGACGAGATAGAGTATAGTCAAAAAAATACGCTTGAAAAGATTGGAAGCGGGATGGTAGAGTTTTACAACACCGTATCCACAATGTCTTCAGAAGTAGTGCGATATCTTACGTCCAGTAAGCCTTATTTTGAGGCTATTGAAGAGTTCTTCTCTGGCAACAATATACCAATAGATACTCAACGCGATGCGTTTCTTAGCTATGCTGAATCTGCCTTGTTGGCGGCAAAGGCTACTAACCAAATCATCGATCCGAGTGTTAGATTAAAAGCTGAATCACTTGGTCTAGTCAATACCTTTGATGAGTTATCACGCAAAACTCAACGGCAGAATTTAGAATACGAAGCATTATCAAATAAGATTGATCGTGTTATACAACAAAAGAAGTTGTTTGCAGAAACCGTAAAATCCGGCCTGTCTGCCATTGAGTCTGAAATTGAAGCACAAACATCTTACTTCAATCTTATTGGAGATTACGAGAAAGGTATTCAATCCGTTATTGCCAACGAAAGAATAAGAATCGAGGTCGCAAGAGAAGAGGCGACTGTACAAAAGGAATCTGCCGCTGCTGCTCTTGAGAAATATAATCAGCTTGAGTTGCTAAGAAGCAGTGGTCAGAAATTGTCTGACGAACAAAAGGAATCTCTTGAGTTAGCGAAACAGGATGCTATACAGAAGTCTGATTCTGCTGCAAAATCTGCTGCGCTAGTGGCGAAACTTGAAGTTGAAGCCGCCTCTTATGTTGCTGTGGCTTCAAAAATCAACGAGGCGATTCGTGCGCAACTGGTAGATAATGAACTCCGCATAGAGTCCATTCAGTTAAGGTCTGGAGAAATATCTGCTCAAAAGCAATCTATCGAGGCTATTGATAAACTGAATGTTGTGCGAGGTAATGAAGAGAAGATTATTGATCTCACTTTACAAGGCATAGCTAATTCTATTGAATTGTCTGTTGAAGAGGCTAACAAGAAGGCCGAAGCAGCAACCGCCGCTAGTCAGTATGTCGAACAGTTGAAGTCTAGCAAGACGCAGATTGAATTATTAAATCCTGTCGTGCAACAAGAGATTGCTAACGCAGAACTTGCTGCTGAAATGGCGGAAAAGCAAGCAAGGAACTCTTTAGCTCTCGCAGAAGCAAAACGAGCAGAATTGATTGCCATTCAATTAGCAGCAATAGAGGCAGGTCTTTCTGTTGATGAATATCTAAAAATAGATGCCGCGCTTAAAAGTCTTGGACTTAATATACGTGAAGTCTTTGTTGGTATGGATGTTGAGTTTGAAAAGTCCATCAATGCGTTAGCAGAGATTGGAAATACTGCTGGAATATCTGCAAAAGAAATTCAGCTTGCCTTCACTGATGTTCTCGCCAAAGCCAATACCGAAGCTGAACTCAAAGCACTCGAAACTCAACTGATTGTCTTAGGTTCGCAGGGCAAGATTAGTGGTGATCAACTCGCGCAGTCCCTCGCCGCCGTCAATACAAAAGCGGTTGAACTTCGTGCTGCCGTCGGTCCGCTTCAGATAGCGATGGAGAAGTTAGGTGTCGGTGTACCGGAGAAACTGTTAGCCGCCGCGAATGAGGCAGAGAAGTTCTATCTGACCATCAAGAACAGCAAAGCTCCGGTTGATGAAGTTCAACAAGCCTTCCTTCAGTATGCCGAGAAGGCACTGCTGGCGGCGGAGAATGGGGCCAAGGTCGATGTGGCTCAACTGAAGGCTCAGGCCAGCGCACTCGGATTAGGCGCTGCGTTTGATGAGTTGAAACGTAAAATAGCAGAATCTTCTGCTGAATATGATGCTATCGTTAATAAGTATGATCGACTCAATACACTTCAAGAGAAAGATATCGCGTTCTCTAAATCTCTTGTTGAAGTGTATGGTGAAAAGAATCAATCTTCTATTGTATTAAACGAGAACTTAGGAAAAGAGTATGCGCTGGTTTCTGATTTAATCAAAGAAGACCAAGTTAAGATTGCGCTCATCAAGCAGGAAGTCTCGGAGAAAGAGCGATTATTGGAGATTGATAAACAGAAGCTGGCTGACTTACAAAGCCTTCGTGATAAAGGCGAACAACTTTCTGCGGTACAGAAAGAACAACTCGAATTACTGGAGCGGCAAATCCCGATTGATGAGCAAGGAATAGCAATTAGCAAGGAGAAGGTGAAACAAGCTGAGTCCTTAGCCTTATCGTACCAGAACATTGCAGCGGATATTAACCGAGTCGTTGCTGCCGCCGAGCAGGAACTGAATCAAGATAATGATTTATTAGAATCGAAGAGTAAGAAACTGGAGGCTGAGAAGAAGTTAGCCGAGGCTTCCGGTGATACCGTCAAGGCTCAACAAATTGCTGTTGAAATATCAAAAGTAGAAGTTGAAATGGCGACGAATACCGCTATCGCCAAGCGTGATGCGGCTATTGCTGCTGGAGATTATGTTAGTAAGCTGGTTGAACAGGCTAATGCTGATGGAGTTGTTTCTGAAGAAGAGTTAAAAGCTATTGCGGTCGCTCGTCAATTAGTCGAGGCTAAGAACAATGAAGCATCGGCGGCGGAAAGTACCGCTGAGGCATTAAAGAAGAATGCGGATGCGGCACAGAAGACGGCTGATGCCGAGAAGAATCTGAAAGAAGCTAACGAGGCTCGCGCTTCAGCCGGGGCTGCCGCGACCAAGACCATGAACGACTCGCTAGCGGTACTCGAAGCCACCGGCGGCGAAATGGACAAGCTGACGAAGCGGTTTTATGAGCAACAGGGCGCATTCACGCAACATGCGAAAGGTTGGGACGGCTGGGCTGCCGGAACCGCCCGCGCCGCGCAGGAAGTGAAGCAGGCCTATGAGACCCAGAAAGCGGCCATTACTGGCATGGACGATGCTCTAAAACAGTTCAATGAGACCGGCATTTACAACGCCAATGTCCAGCAGGCGATGATTCAGGCGGGTGGGGATTTAGCCAGTCAGTTTGATTTGATGGATCAGCAGAGTTTCGACAACTTGCGTGGATCGCTGGAACAAGCCAACCAGAAACTCCGCGATATGCAGCAGGAAGCTCAGGATGCCGCCGACCGGCTGGCTGAACTCAATGCCGAGATTGCGGCGGAACGGGGCGACACGGCGACAGCGGATCGGTTGAAATTGGAATTGCAGCAACGCCAGGCGCTGGCGGATATTGACGCGAAAATCCGCGAGGCGGAAATGCAGGGCAATACGACACTGTTAGCGGCACTGGAAGAACAGCGCCGCAAACTGGAAGAACTCTATGCCCTCAAGGAAAGGAATCTGGAGAAGGATATTCAATCTCGCCAAGAGCAGGAGCAATCCGCGAAGTCGAATACCGATACGTCTACCGGATTAGCTGCTCTGGCTGACAATGCCGAACGCGCCAGAAATGCCGTCCAAGGATTGAGTGGTATAGACTTATCTCCTCTGAGCGGCCAACTCGCCGGTCTCAACGCAACCGTCAATGGGTTACGGAGTTCGCTGTGAACGACTCCGGTATGACCCTGACTGAGAAGTTGAACGCGCTCAATAGCGCGGATTTGTCCGGGCTACGCAAACGATTAGAGGCACTCCGGGCGCAAGCCGAGGCGGATTTAAAGCGGGCCGGCAAGGTAGATCAAACCGCCAGCAATGCCGATATAAGACAGGCCGCCACACAAGCTGGCGTCACGATTGACGAGTTTATGGCCGCGCTTGAACGCGCCAAGAAAATGGGACTCATCTAATGGCAATTACGCTAGCTGATTTAAAGTTTTTTGGCAGTGAACGGATGACCGACAACTCCGACGGTGGCGGGCGGATGAGTGCCACCGAGATTGTCTCCGGTGTCGAGAACAGTGTTTTCGATGACGTGTCGGATGTCGACCGGGCGGCGGGCGATGTCAGTATTCGCAAGATTTACGCGGCGATTACTTCTGCCGATACCGCGAAATATCTGGATGCCAGCGTGGCGATTTTCCACGCGCCAGCAGATCCGGCAGCCAGTGTATTGATGACCAGCACCGGCGATTTTTACGACGAACGTGAAGCCATCAAAAACCGCATTGAGCAAACGATTACCCGGGGCGCGAGCTGGAATGGCTATCTGTGGGGACAGCATCTAGTCGGACAGCGCATCATCATGTTGTGGCAGCGCCCAGAAAACGAGCTGCCATCGGTCGGGGCGCGCCTGGAACTGATTGCCTACACGAACAACATCGAGCAATACAGTCAGTTTTTGTGGATCACTCGCATTACCAGCAATCTACGCACACGATACGATGACAAGGGCGCATATCAGGTCAACGAAGTGCTGCTCGAACTCGCGGAACCGTTGCGATATGCCTTCACCGGCATTGAGCCGCAACGTGTAGATCCGAGTAATTTAGGCGCATTAATACACGCCACGCGCTATAACCCTGAATCCACGCCATTATACGGCATCATGCCCATTGCATCGGCGGTTAACCAAACTGAGTACAGCGTCAAAATTGACTCGCTGTATGCACCTATCATCCCGACCGCAATGAGTGAGACCGCCCTGCCGGATGTCAATCCCGGCGGCGATTCGCCAGCGATTGTCGCTGGTAACAGCGCCTCGATTACGTTCACGACCACGACTAAATCCATAAAACCGGACGTTTCGCTCTTTCTGGGCACAGGATTTAAACCGGGGTCGCTGTCGATTGGCGTATCGGGGTCGACGATTTCTGACGAGAATGGCAAAGCGCTGTTGTCCGGGACGGAGATTGGCACAGCAGATTACGGCAATGGGATTATTCGCTGGAATAGCAGTTGTCCCAATTACGGCACGTCCAGCAAGAGCGTTTCATTCATTCCGGCCTCTCGACCGCTGCGTGTAGCGGATACTGCCTCAATTGCAGTCACCGCCGAAAATCGTGGCTTTGTCTGGGTCATCACGCTATCGCCTATTCCCGCGCCGATGACGCTACGAGTCAGCTATCGCGTCAATAATGTCTGGTATGTCATTACTGATCAGGGCGGTGGATTACTGACCGGCGTTGATTCAAGCTACGGGTCTGGGACGCTTAATTTTTCGACCGGGACAGTCACAATAACGACCGGCGCATTGCCTGATGTGTACTCCGATATTATGTACGCATGGGGCACGCCAGTCAGTTATTTCGCCAAGGGCGGCAGCGTCGTCAATCCCACTATGGTGCGAGGGACGGGGCTGAATCCCGGCATGATTCCCGGCACGGTCTCGCTCTCGTGGGTAGTGGGCGGAGATAGCTACTCGCTGACCGATACCGCTACTGCTGGAGTTTTAGCAGGAACCGGTGGTACTGGGGCGGTGGATTACGCGACTCAGGAGTGGCGGGTCATTCCGACCACGCTGCCTGGGCCAACCACAGAGTTTATCCTGGTCTATCAGTACGGCGATACAGCAGACATCATCGAGGAGACCTTCACAAGCCCGGTTTTAAACCCGGACGGCACGGTGACAATTACCCTCAGCAATACCGACATCGTCGCTAAATCACTGGATGTCGCCTGGAATTTAACCAGCGATGCGCTATCCGGCACGACTACTTCGACCAGCGTCGAAATAACTCACCCGAGATTTTGGAATGTCGTTCACACCGCAATAACCAACGGCTACGAGATCCTCAAAATTGCCGCAAATACCCGAGCGCGAGATGATGGCGCCGGCGTACTGGTGATCCCGAACGGGACTAACGGCGCAGTCAATTATGCGGCAGGGACATTGACGTTTTTACCCACCGTCGCAACGGTCGCGAAAAAATCGACAAATGACACCGTCGAGGTCGGGACATACTTAACCAGCAATACCAACACCACCCCATTATCGAGCTACCGAAATGCGCTGACTGGTTGGGAGGATGTTCCAGTCACGGCCATTTTCCCGACGGATGGCAGCGGAGTGGTCAAGGTGCGCTATCGCATTGCGGGAACAACGCATTCGGCGACCGAAACGATGACGCTCAATGCCCTGGAGCTAGACCTCACTCCGGGTTACGGCGGGACTATCGTCGGCGGCAGTCTGCGCTTCACGCTCGGCAATTCGACTTATGTCGATACGGCTGGATTGCTCTACCGCGATCCATCGCCCGATACCGGTGCGGGCACTCTGGCGGGCACGCTAGACCGGAGCAGTGGGCAGGCGCGCATCACGAGTTGGCTGGCCGAGGGGGCCAACGCGGTCACGGTGCTGAGCCTGACTACCTCGGTCGGAGACCAACCGGTGGACTATGTTGTGTTTCGCACCCCGACAGCGCCGCTTAAACCGGGCACTTTACAACTGCGCTACACCACGCTGCATGGCGTCGCAAAATCTAAAACGGTGGATTCATCGGGGATTCTCGAAGATACGGACTGCACCCTTTCGGTGGATTACCCGCTGGGCGTTATCCGGGCGCGATTTGGACTGTGGAAACAGGATTCCCTCCTCACGCCGGATGAAAAACTGGAGCCGTGGTATTCGCCAGACGCCCGCGTCCTGCGGCCCGATCCGTTGAATCCGACCGGCCCGCAAATCTATTTCATCTGGAAGCCGGTTTTAGTCATGGCGGATAGCATTATCTATAACGCTGTCGCCATGACGTTTTTACCGCCGGATTCCAATTTGCTGGGCATTGATGCAGCGAGGCTTCCGCCGGATGGTAAAGGGCTGATTTTTCGGGTGGGCGAACTGGCGCTGGTGCATAACACGCAAACATTAGCAGAAAATAGTCTGTCGCCGACTCAGGTCATTGACTGCGGACGCACTCGGATCTATCGCGTCGTGATTGACGATGTCAATGGCAATCGGCTGTCTCCCGCTCAGTACGCGCTGAATCGAGAGCTGGGCCTCATCACGATGAAGCCGACGCTGGATTTAACCGGGTTCACTGCGCCATTTGCTATTCGTCACACGGTGGCTGATTTGGCGCGGATTGTTGAGACCGATATTAACGGGACACTCTCGTTTAACATGCCGATGTCCCATGCCTATCCGATGGGCACGTCATTCTGTTCAGGATTGATGTACATCGGCACGATGCAGGCGCGAGTGACTTCACTCTTTGCCCAGTCCACTTGGACTTCAGTGTGGCAGGATACGTTGATTGGCAGCGAACCATTGGCACAATACAATGATGCTCAGTATCCAATTATCATCACGAATGCCGGTGCCTATCCAGACCGGATTCTGGTAAAGTTCACGTCCAGCACGGCGTTTCAGGTGATTGGCGAGCAACTCGGCATTATCGGCACGGGCGCTATTACTCAAGATTGCAGCCCGCTAAACTCGTTGACCGGAGTCGCTTACTTCACCATTGATTATCGTGGTTGGGGAGTCGGTTGGGCCACAGGGAATTGTTTGCGCTTCAATGTGGTTTCAGCGAGTTATCCTGTCGATTTAATCCGCTCGATTCAGCCCAGTGATCCGAGTGGATTGGATGTGGATTCAGTGGAACTTCTTCTCCTCGGTAATGTGGACGCCTGATTATGACTGACACAACGGTTAAAGTTTTCCAATCCACTGATTCCGGCGCTCCGAGTCTGTCAGGGACTGCCGGGACGCTCATTACCCTACTCGATGCCTGCCTGATCAATGGGTATGGCATTGTCACCCTTGACTCGGTTGTGATTTCCGGGAATGTCGCTACCTGTACAAAATCCACCGGGCATGGATTCACTGCGATTGGAACGGTCGGGCCGGTCATTCGGATGTCTGGCGTCTCGGTTCCCAGTGCATTGAATGCCGACTGGAGGATTACTGTGGTGAGTTCTACGGTCTTCACATTCGTAACCACCGGATTGAGTGACCAAACCGCAACAGGGACGATTGCTGCCAAACGAGCGCCACTCGGATTCAGTAAGTCATTCAGCGGTACGAATAAAGCGGTTTATCGGGCTGATGATGTTGCAAGCACTCGACACTATCTGCGAGTGGCCGACGATGGAACTGGCAGCGCCTCGTATGCACGAGTCCGTGGCTATGAAACAATGTCGGATGTCGATACTGGGACTGGGCTATTCCCAACCGATACGCAAATCAGTGGGGGTGGTTACTGGCCGAAAAGCAGCATTGATGACGCCACATCAAGATTATGGCGGTTGGTGGGTAATAGTGAAGGGTTTGTCTTTATGGTGAACTATAACTCATCTGCCAATAACTTCATTCCGGTGTATTTCGGCGATTATGCCAGTGAAAAAGCGGTGGACGCTTACCGAACTATTTTGCATTGCGGAGCAAGTTCAACCCTCATTGGGATGGGTTCGTTGATTCTTATCAACTCATATACCACTTCATTTAGTCCACGATCATACACGCAAATCGGCACTTCAGTTGGGATTGCGAATCAAGCCAACCGTCAATCATCACCTTACTTTGCCTATGCTGGAATGGCTTATCCCTCTCCAGTTGGTAATCAGTTCTATGCGGCTCCAGTTGAGTTATGGGAGTCAGCAACGATATTTCGCGGAATCCTGTCGGGTATCTGGTGTCCATTGAACATTCAAACCGGACTGACTGATGGGATGGTGGTCACTGACATTCCAGAACTATCAGGACACACTCTCTGGATTACCAGATGCACAATTTCGGGTAGTGGTGCAGCAGTAGCTATCGACGTGACTGGCCCGTGGAGATAAATCATGGGCAATAAAATCATTGGGGCATTGGTTAGGAAGGATGTGATGTATGGTGGTCTGTATCAGATTGTTGGAACAGCACAACGCCTCGGCACAGGAACGAGAAAGCGGATTCGCCTGCATGATCGGAAGAGCGGCTATCTGGTTCGGGAAATCTTCTCGAATCCTGACGGTTCATTCACGATGGATTATCTGGCACTCATTAATCAAGGCTATATCGTCATGGAATTGGACGATCTGGATAACGATCCTTGGCTTGATCCGGCCTGTGCGGATCGTGTCACCCCGGAAGTGATGCCATGAATAATATCCTGTCATTCGCACAATCACGAGCGACTTCCCGCGCTGAATTGACTGCCGGTTGGCTTGACGGCGGGACGCTGAAACTTTATTCCGGCACTCGCCCGGCGACTCCCAATACGGCGATCACTTCGCAAGTGCTGCTGGTGACCTTCACGCTGCCCGACCCATCGGGGACTGTGGAGAATGGTGTATGGACGAAGGGTACGATTGCCGCCGCACTGGTTGCTGAATCAGGAAATGCCGTATGGGGACGGGCCTTCGATTCGAGTGGCGTGGTGATTGCGGACTGCGATGTGGGAACGGTAGCGAGTGGGGCGATGGTGGAACTCAGCAATACGGCGCTCGTTTCTGGCGGATATGTCACGGTCGTTAGTTTCACCCTAACCGAGAATTGAGATGTCAATTACGCTGAATCTCCAAGTTCAGCGCGATAGCGGGCCGCTGATTCTCAATCTCGCACCAACTGGTGATAACCGCACGGTCACGATAGCGGGACGTGGTCGGGTGACGGGACTTGCTAGTCTCGGCATGGTCACCACTGGCGACATCGTGGGTGTGACTTCCGGTTGTCGTGGTGGTTGCAGCGCCGCCTACGATCCAAACCTGTTGAGTGCTTTCCACTCGGTAGCAAATAGCGACTGGAATGACGGCAATGCGCTGAATCAAGTGCAGCCGAGTTCATTTGAACCGGCGCTATCTATGATGGCCGCAAACCAATCACCGTGGATTACAGCGGAGTTGTTGCAGGCTACTCCACGCTCATCGTGGGCATCTGCACTCGCGTTACAGAACAGCGTATCAGTGGGCTGGAATGTGGGCGATGCGATAGACGGCGCAACCAGTACGCTATGGAAATCCGCCGCTCGGTTGTGGAATGAGACAGCAACCCTCTGGAATGCCGCTGATAGCATCAATCAAGTGGTGAGTATTGAGTACCAACCTCGCCTTCCGTTGCTGGCTCCTGATTACGCTATCGTCTGGAATGATGGACTGGAGTTACCACAGACCGTGGCTTCACCGGCCAATGATGGGACTCGGTTGGAGTATGGATTAGAGGCGCTTTGGAACGATGGTGGATTAGCGTACAACGCTTGGAAGCCTCCTGTCATTCCTCCAGAGAAACCGAAACCGCCACAGAAACCACTGATTCTCAATCTCCGTCGCTATCGTCAACCCGGCGCACTGGTTCTCAATCTCCAAAAAGATTCCGATCAAACTGATTGGGAAGTCGCCATTCAACGAGTCTATGCCGTGTATAATGAATGTTATTTAGTGAGATTGCCAGACCGCACTCCATTACCCGTGACTTCCATGACCATTTCCACGGATGCAAACTCGTGGTGTTGGAGTCTGACGGCCAACTTGGGTGGGCCTGAAGGTTGGGCATTAGTGGAACCACAAGCACCGGGATTCATGCCGATTGAAGTTGAAGCGATGATCAACGGTCATGTGTGGCAGTTCCTTCTGGACTTACCAAATCATTCTCGGCAGTTCAATAACAACAAGACCGCACTCTCTGGGCGATCACGAACCGCTTGGCTCGATCAACCGTATGATTTATTGACTTCAGGTTATGTGAATCAACCAAGAACAATGAATCAGATTGGTGAAGAAATCCTTGATGGGACTGGATACTTGTTAGTATGGGAAGTGGATGATTGGTTAGTTCCAGCCAAGACTTTTATTTGGCAGAATATGGATCGGATGAGTCGAATCAAGAAGATTGCTAACTCGATTCGAGCGTGTGTTTATAGTGATCCTAAACTCCCGATTCTCACCATCTATCCACGTTATCGAGTTCAGTCGTGGATGTTGGACTCTAATCCGGTAGATGTGACTGTTCCTGCTTCTGCATTACTGGACTGGTCAAAGCAATCTGATCGTAAACCTTACTACAATGGAGTGTATGTAAGTGGAACAGAGAATGGTATTCTAGCTTGGGTGAAGATTACTGGAACTGATGGGATGCAGATTCCCGATCAACCGATTGTTGAATCGCTCTGTTGTGATAGTGAAGGGATTGCTGCTCGGCAACGAGGACTCGTGGAGTTAAGTGAATCGGCAATGGGTTATCAGATTCAAGTGAAGACCATACTTACGAATAATGGTATTGGTGGGCCATCACTTATAACTCCAATGCAACTCGTTAAGTTCAATGATATTAAAGGTTTCGTCAGAAGCGTATCAGTTAATGCGAGTCTATCAGGCGGTTGGAATGGAGTATTGGGCGTGAAGCAGACGATTGAATTAGAGCGGAGGGAACACGAATGAATCTGTGGAGTCGCTTTGAAGACTTGTTTGCCAAGAAACCAACCTTAGTGGGTACAGTGATTGATGCCGAGTTTCGCTTCTGTACCATCCAACTCCCCAGTGGTGCTACGATTCGAGTCGAAGGTGCTGGAACCACAGGGAGTCGATACTACATCACACAGAAAGATGATGGAATGTGGCGAATTGATGGCGAGGCGAGTAACCTTCCATTGATAGAGATTGAGGTCTAATCGAAAGGTTTGACTTCGGTAATCTTACCATTAGAGTCGAACTCACAATAGAAGGTATCATCTCCTGTATAACCACCATAACTGTTTTTGGCGTTATACATAAAGAAGGCTTGCTCTTTACCATTCACTGTAAGAACACTCGGAGTTACGGTAATCTTCATTGAGTCAGGGTCTTTAAGGTAAATCTTCAGTCGATTGATACAAGACTCAATCAGTACAGCATTTCTCTTGTTAGAAGCAATCTTCTCTTTCTCTTCCTGACTCTGACAACCGACTAACAAAACAATACTAATCACTAATCCAATCAATGCTTTCATCACACACCCCTCTTGGTTTTGACAGACCTAGTATATCACACAATCACTATGTTGTCAACATTTATTTAGTATTCATCTGACACCGATTCAGTGTCAAACGAGTATTTGCTGTATGTAGATTTGATACTCGATTGTTTATCTCGAAACTCCTTGAGTAATTCTTTATGACACTCCAGAAACTCTGGTGAAGGCACAACACTCTTATCCTTCGCTAAATATCTTCTAATTGCCAACTGCTCATCGAATCCTGACAGCATACAGCTCTCCAACATTCGTGCGATGAAGTCACTAGCGACTGCCGGATACTGGTCAGAGAGTTGTTTGACACGAAGAAAGAAGAACTTCTCACTCGCTTGTTGTGAGTCGAGTATCTGAATATCCTTCGCTGTATAGTCACTCATCGTTCTTCCTCCACATTCTGTCTCGATTCTCCACCGTCTCAGCTATCGTCAAGAGTTGAATCACACCAACAACGAGTGCAATCAGGAGTGCGGTCATCTCGTCCAAGTCCATGATCAGATAACCGAGTGTGATATAACAGACCAAATGAAGTAGTGTGAATCTCACTGAGACAGGCAACCATCGTTTTGATATTAACATCGCATTACTCCTCTATTGAATGAGTATCATTATACCACTTAATGAGTATCCATGCAACTTTTAGGAGTCCATAATTCACATAATCCATGTTCTGAATCAAAGAAGACGGCTTGACGTTGCTCATTGGTATCAAATAAATCAGGTGATATGCAGACATAACCCAGTCTTTCACTCATCCGCCCTTTCGCAAAAGTCTTGTTCCACGGGTGACAGACTACTTCCATTTGGTTAATACAATTACAGCAATACTTTCCTTTAAACTCTTCTTTATAACACTTCATGGCCGATTCTCTAATAACCAGCGAGTTGCTTCAGTTGCCGCCACACTTCCATCATGCTTATCTGGATGACAGAGTTGCGTGAATCGCCTCCACATTTCTTTGGTGAAGGAAGAAGATTTATCCGAACCATGATTCATTTCCATATTAAAGCGCATCCTCGCATTCTGTATGTTCAATAGCATATTCTCTTTCTGAAGTTCAACCATTCTTTGTATTGCATATTCATTAGACTCCTTTATCCGATCTCGTTCAGCCGTCATCACGTTCAGTTGATTGCGAGTGGTCACGAATTGACGAAGAATGTCTTGGTCAGTATCGAATGCGCTGAGTGCAATCAGTAGGAAACTCTTTTCTCGCTCTAATCGTTCACGATCCATTCTGTCATGAGAGGCGCGTTCTTCTCCTTTCCTCCACTGTTCTCGTTGCTTGCGAAGATTCTTCCACGCATCGAAGAGTTGATTAAAGGTCATGTGCCTCTCCTTGTCTCCTCTCTTTCTTGAAGCCTTTGGTAACTCTGTCTGATTCTCGCACTTCGGACAGAGTTGTTCGTCATCGAGACCCATGAAGTAGTGGTGGCAAGATGAACAGGCTTTTGTGGTCATTACCGACTCACTTCAACATCTGCATCAGGATAGTCTTCACAGTCACAGAGAAATCTTTATCCTTACAACTGATGGTAATTTTGGGAGTTTTACTGCATTCGTGCATTTGCCATAGCCGCTGGGGTGCAACTTCCCTGCTGCTGTTTTTTTCCAGTCTGCGTATGTGCAATTAGTGCAGTTTTTCATTGGCCTTCATCTAATTTCAGCATTCTCGCAATTCCACAAACTAGCGCATCATGATTCCACCCAATCTGCTTATTGACCATCCATGCAATAATCAACACCATCATTGAATGCGCCGACTCGCGTATTTCTTCACAGTGATATTCAATGACTTCAAGGTTAGGAGTTCTAGTCTTAATCTGGCAACCTTCGCGCATCCACGGATGGTATTTAACAATCTCCAGTTCGTGACCATCAATCACGAAGTTGAAAGTATCAATCACCTTTCCCCACGAAAATCTTTTCATGTTTTTCTCCAAGAGTTATTCTTAATAGAATCAATAAAACTTAATCTCCGAGACTCGGCTTTCAAAATCCACTTCGCCTCGTTGGTAGCGTGATATATAAGCAATTACCGCTTTATTCTCATACATCTTTCGATACGCATCTTGATCGAGATTCGTGTATCCATAAAATTCTCTATCATTATCCAGAATAACAGAAACTCTTAATGACGTGCTTCTTTGGAATGGTGTAAATAAATCAACAACACAAATCGGAAATTCTTTCATCAGTCTCTCCTGTAACTGAATATACACCATTATACACTCTATTGAGTGTCATTTCAACACTATTCTGACCGTTCAAGTTCATTACTAATCGCATACCGTATCCACACATTCATCGACAGATTCAATCGTTCGTCATCCGCACCTCATCGTTAAGCAACTAGTAGGACTCGAACCTACATCACACTTCTTACAAGGACGCCTTCTCCTTTCGTGCGCTCCACTTATTCTTCTAAATATACTTGTTCGTGTAACTCATTCATCATTACTCGTGCATAATTGAGAATGCGATTGAACTCTTCATCGTTGAGTAGATTTCTTGCAGCACGGACAAACATGGAATCGATCGTCTCTTCAATCTGATTCTTGAACTTATTATTCATCTGCTCAAGCTGTATATTGAGATCGTGAATTCGTTTACAGTAATCGAGATATTCCTTTAATAGTATCGGATTATGTCGAGTTTGCTGATAAATCTTGTCTCGATACTTACGAAGATTGACCTTGTTAGGACAACCAAGTTGTTCGTAAACCGCATTGGATTTACGATTAAGCTCTGCTAATTCATTAACAATCTGTTGACGCTTCTCAGAGACAGAAGGTAATAAATAACGAATTGCCGATGTAGGAGTATGGCAGTCATAACTACCACGATTACCACCATTCAGTGTCATTACTTTCATCCGCTTCTCCTATTTTAAATTCTTCTTTTTAAGAATCAAATACAGCATTCGGTTTGCAGCAATCACTTCTTCAGACAATGCGGTACAAACCGTAGCTTGTAGAGTCACCCAACTACCTGACTTTACTTGGAACACTGCACATCTAGCTCGTCAGGGATTCCACCTGACCGCATCGTCCATTAAACCAGTTGACCTTTCGCCTTCAGTTCCTTCACCGCTTGCCGAGCTACTTTCTTCAGTTCCTCCTTGACAACATCTTCCACAATCCCTTTCGTATATTCACTCGCCACTGACTTAATCATTCGTGACCAGTCGGTATTCTGAATGGTATTGAGTAAGGCTTCTCTCGTTCAATACTCGACGTGCCTTGCTAACTCACCACTCGAATAGTCATTGAATTGCAGCAGTCGTTTGATACTGCTTTCGATAATGGTGACAATGATTGATTCATCAAACTCAATCAGAAGATTCATTTGTTTCTCCATCAACATGAATAGAAATAACTATCTTCCTTATAATACTACCATCAAACTCCTTAATCACTTTTATATCGTCTGAATCAAAGTAACGCGGCGATGGTTCGTTATTATTGTGATCACCAACTTCAATCACCTTGTACTTTAATTCACTATCAAACATACTGATAGAGGTAACATAGAACTCCTGACCAATCTTATCGTTATACCAATAGGATCGGAGTTTTGATTTAATTACTTTGACTCGCTTAATTTTCATCTTTAGGCTCCTTCAACCAACTTCCCACGCCTCGCAACGCCGATACGCCTTGGCGAATCCACCACTACCCTCAAGGTTCAGCTTGCACAGACGCCAGCCGTAGACTGGTTCCGTGTCAGCAGGAAGGATGGAGTGGTGACATGTACCGCATTGCACAGAACCTGTCGGCATTTTGCGCTCATAAACAGAGTATTGACTAGACTTAGGATCGCCCATACGTTAAGTCCTGACTGCGTTTTCTACTGAGTGGCGTATTAAACGAGTTCTGTTCTCGGATGGCAGCCACAAGACTACGAATCGACTCGTGAATCCCAACCTCTCTATTCTTTCTGCCATCTTTCACCAAACTATACCCAAGTGGCGTTGCGACCACTTCATAACACACTCGCTTGATGATGACGGTATCACCGAGTTGTGGTTGGTTCACCATACTAATATCTTCAGAGTTCAGGATCATAACTCACCAACGATAGGATAAAGGAGTGGGCCAAATCACCGTACTGGTCTTCAATCAGGTTCGACATACTCAGACCTTCATCTTCATAGTCACCGTGTTTCTTGTGAAGCCAATCATCGAAGGCGATGATATTGAGACGAGCTTTCTTGCTAAGGAGTGATGTCGGACAGAGGAATTGTGATGCGCGATTGATATTGAAGTGATGGTTCATGCCTTGGTGAAACTCGAAGATTTCCATAATATCCTCATTGAGACAGACATAAAAAAGCCGGACTTTCCCGGCAGGTCAACAACGCTGGACTTCGTTGTAATCGACGAAGAATACTCCGCCGTGAATAATCAACTGTACAGTATTTTATTATACTGTAAGTAGATATTGATTGCAATCTTTTTTGTTTGGC